TTCCTGAATGGGTCAGTCTCTTCAATAACGTGCTGGACGTTAGTCGAAAATGTACTAGACAGGACAGTTTGGAAATCTGCCAAATCCAGTAGAGACTTGTAGTGCGCTGGAGAAATTACCAGCGTAGTCGCATTATATCCGTGAGCACCAATAAGCTTCATTGCGTTCGTAATATCCGAAAGGGATACAACTCCTGCAGTTCCTGACGCAGCATCCACGTAGTGTGACGCTATTAGGTCTGCATCATCTACGTTTCCGTAGGAATACAGACGACCAGTATTAACAGTACCACTGTTAGCGATGAAACCACCATAAATGTTAGTGCTGAAATCCGTAATGGAACCAGCACTGGGTCCTTCTAGAGTTGCCGTGTCGATATCAGTACCAGCAGGGGAACCTGTTCCCAATGTGGCATCACCAAAACCAAAAACCGCGTTAATAACGTGGTTGGTCAAGTGCCTGTCAACGCCTCTGCGTGCTTCGTTAAGCGCGAGTTCAACTTCGTTGAAACGCGAGTCTTCTATCATCCTGCGAGTTACACCGACTGCAATACCCCATTCCCGCACCGCGACACGCTCAGAGCGTAGCTTGGTGTGCTGGTATTTGGGTGTGCTGCCTTCATCAATCTCTTCCATCTTCATTGATGGTAGAGTGAAGGTCAAGTCAATGTTGCCACCGGTATCCGTATTCATCGGTTCGGTAAACATACTCATTGCAGGAAGGTCTGTCGTTTTATAATCTATGAGAGCATCCTTAAAATCTACTAGAACGCGTTCACCGGTTCCACCGGTTGTTGCCGCGAACGAGCCTTGATTCACAGACGTTAATAGTCCGGGATTCTCTGCTACTCCTGTTATTGCCATTCATATCACCTCGTTAGCACCTTCAAAAGGGCTGCGGACGCAGTTCCTGATTCCAATGCGATTGCAAGCGTGTTTGCGTTTCCATCTGCTGTCGCAGGCATAGCACATAAAGCGCCATCCTGTGTAGAAGTTCCCAGATTTGTGCCCACACCAATATTAGCCCCACTAGCAAATACATTAAGCATAACACCGTGACCTGTAATTACATTGCAGGTGTTACCCGAGGTTGCCGCTGTAAAAGCGTAACCTAGTGCTAGGGAACCAGATGTCGCTACGTGGTCAACTTCGCTGTCGGTCGAGTTTATATTAACTGCATACCCGGCGGTTACTGTTGATCCGGCAGTGAAGGGCAAAATACGGGCGGGTGCACCGCCATCATTTACTAAAATTTCTGTTGCCATATTTAATCACCTTAATTCTTTTTCCAATCCTTGTTTAGACGAACATTGCCGTCTTTGTCAAGAGCGAATAGTCGCTCTACTTCAGCCTCTGCGTCAACAGGGGCGTCGCTTACTTCGTGTGCCTTACCCTTACCGAACGAACGCTCGGTGTCCTCGGGTATTACTACACTTTCTATTGCCTCACTGAAACCAACGAGTTTGTTTTCTCCCCAACCAGTCAGCTCTGTTAATCGAGCATCACGGTTATCTTCCGCCAGTGTCTTTAGAAGCAGTTCCTTATCAATAATCGTATTCACGACATCTTTCTTCCGAGCTTCAGCTTCCGCTTCTGCCCTCTTTGCTTCGGCTTCCTCATAGGTAGTAATGGTAGCCTTAGCTTCGTCATACTGCTTCTGCAACTCCGAGTGGTTCGCCTGAAGGTCTTCAAGCTTTCCGCGTAGGGATGCAAACTCTCGTTCCGTTATTACTTCAGCTTCGGTTTTTGAGTCGTCTTCTGCCATAGTTTCAACCTCTTTGTGTTGTATTGTTTCGTTGCCTTCACACTCACACGAGTCGCCGTGCGAACAAGAACCGCAACACGGTTCCTTTTTCACCTCTTCCTCGTGTGTATTACATTTCATATCAATCGTACATTCCTCGCAGACCGCTTCAGCCTTTTTGTTGTCAATAAATGACACCTCAACCGGGCGGATGTTAGTAGCATAGGTATTACCCATCACATCAATATCTTTGGAAAACCAATCGATACTGACGTTCGTGACATCCCCATCCTTCATTTTCTGCATTGTTTCATAGGCTTTTTCGTTCTTGGCAAGTTGAGCCAGCATTTTGATAGCCAACTTCCCATTTTCCATTTCTTTTAGTTCGGGATTTATAGCCTTCCCAATCAAATCATCAGGTGTTCGCTGATGATTCACATATATTGGAAGCTCGTTGAAAGCTTCTATACTATCTTTAAGTATGTTTGGTTCTATATAAACTTTTTGCTCTTCGTCATTTTCGCTATATTTATGAGGCCCAGATGTAATAGCAACGACAGGGAACTCCCACACATCTAAAGTATCGTCGAAATTTTCTGGAAATGTTTCGGTTATATCATCTAGCTGTAATTCTAGCGCAAAGCTTCGACGTACATCCTCTTCAGTATATTGACTAAACTGACGAGGTGTATCATCGTCATCTGCAAAACGCATTATACATATGTTTTGACTCATTTGTTCGGAGTTTTCGAAACCCCGTTTCTTCAAGCGTGGTCTTACATCAGCTAAACATTTTTCGTAGTTACTCATTTTTTGCGTCTCCCTGTAGCATTCGCACTAGGTTGGTTTCCCCTATTTTCTGTGCGTTCGGTCTCTTCTTTCTTATCTTCGTCCTTTCCACCAGATATATTCACTTGTTTTTCCATCGCTTGTATTTCTACAACTCCTTGAGGGTCGAGACCGCGCTCTTCCCTAACTTCTTCAGGTGCAAGCACACCCTCAGCCAAGTAAATCATATCAGTCTTTGCTTTGGTGAAAGCGTCTTCCACATTCATTTGGCGGAAGACAAACTTGATATCATCACCCAACTGAGGCATCAGCTGGGCATTAAAAGAAGCTTCAACTGCTTTTTGCAGATATTTAACATACGGTTCAAAGATGGGTCTAGCTTCAGAGGGATTAGACCACATCGTTATAGGAACCTTCAGGGCCATATGGATTTTCATAGCTATATCATCCATATATTTACTATACTCAAAAGCACGGCGAGTTCCTTGCATCTCCGTAATCTGAATATCATTTCCGTGAATTATATCTTCACCTGGTTCTAATGCATTAAATGCGTTAACTATTTCGTTTATCTTATCAGGACCATAGGGCATATCAGGTAGACCGCAGCTCACATCATATCTACTGTTAGCATATTTATTAAGTGCAGCTCCTACATCACGCTCTGCGTAATCTTTGAGGTCTACTAAATATTGAACGGTATGAATATCTGATAAACCATAAGCATAATCATCAAATGGATTATTTTTCAATTCAATAATCTCTTCATCCTCAAATCTTATATTTTCCGATTCTTGCCCTATATCTTGGTAGTAATACATTATCTGGCCGTTCTCGTCTCGCTGTACATACATATTCTGGGATGATCGTATAACCAGATTATCATCTGTCCATTCTAAATAACCAGTACCAAAAATTCTAGCATTGCGCAACCAGCTATAAATTGTAAGCTCTACATTAATTTCATCGAAAAGTTTAGTGACGCGTTCTCGTTCCTCTTCATTGTCTGTAACTATATCATATCCGTCCTTTACAGCATACAAACAGGGTAAATCAATAAGTGTTCTGATTAGAGGGTCGGATAAATAAATATCCATATAACGGCGGTTATCTCCAATCTGGGGTTCGAATTTACTTGCCCCGTAGTTCTTTGTCAGTTTAATTCTTCGAATTATACCTTCTCCGAAACTGCGCGGCTCATCCTTTGTGAAAGGAGGATTCCTGCCAGTTGTGGCAAACTCTCGCCTTTTGAAAGGCCAAAAATTGAAGGGCGCCATTACTACCTCATATTTAAAGTGTTAAATTAATATTTAAAGATTACGCTAAAGACCTCTTGGCCTTCGGTTAGGGGTTTTAATAGGATTTCCCCCCATTCGCGTAGTTGTAAATGTATGATGTGTGGGGCCAAATCGTCTTCGAGATCCCCCTTTACTTAAAGAAATAGAACTGAAAGAAGATTCTCCCGGTAGCATAGCAAGCGAAGCGTGAATACCTAATACGGTACTGTCACAATAATCGTCGTGCTTACCACTAGGCGCCGCAATCTTTTCGGTTTTATTAGCGGCGTCCATTACATATTCTATTTCTGTATGCTCTCGGTACCACTTCCAAACTAGCTTAGCATCTTCAGGGGGTAAGTTATCTGGGTTAGGCACTCGCACGATGCCCCGCTGTATGAAAGAAACCATATCTCGGTATACTTGAGTTTTACTACCTTTCGGTCCACCTGTAAAAATGAAAGGGATAAAGTGAATTGAAAGCGGAATACATTCTGCTCTTATTTCTGTCTCGAACGCGCCACCAATCCCCGTAGCATCCAAGATAACGCGAACAGCCCTAAAGACTTCCGCCACTTCCATAATACGTCGGCGCTGGTATGGTATATCGTGACCGCCTGATTTAGGACCAATTTCTTCCAGATAGATAAGTCGTGTAATATTTCCGTCATCGGACTTCTCGGTACGCCAGACACTGATAACAGTGCTATTAACAGATTTACCAATGTCAATAGCGACACAATTATTAGTGCCCACTTCTCCTCCTGCTGCAATGGTTTCGGGGGTTGTGAGTTCGTAATCATCGAAACACCCTCGAATTTGCTCGGTGGTAAATACATTAGAAACGCTCTCCACAAATTCACACTCATATTCCGTTCGCCAGTATAAAGAGTCTTGGCCCCACTCCAGCATTTTAGTAAGCATCTCTTCCTCATCGTATGGCGGGCTATATGCATCTCCTTTTATAACCGCATCTTTCCAAGTGTAATGCAAGCGTGTAAAAGAGTCAGCATAGTTTTCATCATATAAATAGCGGTGCATATGGTTCTCTTTCGTCTTGGGGGTTCCCAAGTTTATAAAGGG